AAAAACAAGATTTAGCTACAACTAAAACTGTTAAATTGTTAGCTTATGGTAGACCACATATCGTAGTTAGAAACAGAGCAGGGCAGTTTAAAATTGCAGGTTTGTTTAGAGGTATGGATATGACTGCCGGTACTATTTCTGATGGTGTAGCTATGGGAGATTTCAACGGTTACAAATTAACGTTTACAGGTATGGAAAATGTACCGGCTAACTTCTTGGATTGTAGCAACGAAACAGAATTACTTACAATATTCTCGCCAGCAACTATTGTAGTAGCTTAAAAATATTTAAGTGTTAAAAGCCTATCATTAACTTGGTAGGCTTTTTTTTTGAAACAAAACAAGGTTTTTAAGGTTATATTAATATGCAGATATTAAGTAAAACTTCAGGTGTAAAATCAATTGCAATTAGTCCACGTTCGGATGCTTACACAAGCGTAACTATATACAACGAGTTAACAAATAAGATAGTGCCTATTACAGCAGTTTCAGTTGTATCTAATTCGTACTATAAAACATTAAATTTTACTATTGCAAATAATTTACAGGATGAGCATTTTTATTACTTGACAATGTACAACGGAACAAACATCGTTTACAGAGATAAAATCTTTGTTACATCGCAACAACCAGAAGTTTATACCGTAAACAAAGATGCTTATACATCGCATACATCAAACAACGAATTTATAACTTTATGAGTAATAACGTACACATATTAAATCTTGCAGCATATAATACACCAGTAATTACAGAATCAAAGCGTGACAATTGGGTAGAGTATGGAGAAGATAATAATTACTATCAGTTTTTAATTGACAGATACACTAATTCTACGACAAATAACGCCATTATAAACAACGTATGCAGATTATTATACGGAAAAGGATTAAGTGCGTTAGATGCGAACAGAAAGCCAAACGAATACGCACAAATGAAAGCGTTGTTAAGCGATGAATGTTTACGTAAATTGTTTATAGATAGAAAGATGTTAGGGCAGTCTGCTATTCAAGTACATTATAACGAGAAACACGATAAGATTTTAAAGGCACTTCACATACCTGTTAACTTATTACGTGCGGAAAAATGCAACGAAAACGGAGAAATTGATGGTTATTACTATTCGGATAATTGGTTAGATACTAAAAAATACGAACCTAAACGATTATCTGCGTTTGGTAGTTCTAAAGATAAGATTGAAATTCTATTTATACAGCCTTATTCGGTTGGTATGAAATATTACTCGCACGTAGATTATCACGGAGCGTTACCTTATGCAATGTTAGAGGAAGAAATTTCTAACTATTTAATTAACGAAGTACAAAACGGATTCTCAGGCACAAAGGTAGTTAACTTTAACAACGGAATACCTACAGAGGAGCAACAAGACGAGATTTCACGCAGAGTATTAGGTAAGTTAACAGGTTCACGAGGTCAAAAAGTAATCGTAGCATTTAACGACAACCAAGAAAGCAAAACAACGGTTGATGATATTCCTTTAAACGATGCAGCAGATCAATACCAATTTTTGAGTGAGGAGTGTATGCGTAAAATTATGTTAGGGCATACGGTAACTTCGCCTTTAATTTTCGGTATTGCAACAAGTACAGGTTTTAGTTCTAATGCAGATGAGTTAAAAAATTCAGTTGTATTGTTTGATAATATGGTTATTCGACCAATGCAAGACGAAATGTTAAGCGCAATTGAAAAGATATTAGCATTTAACGGAATTAGCTTGAAATTATACTTTAAAACATTACAACCTTTAGAGTTTACAGACTTAGAGAATACAATGAATAAAGAACAAGTAGCTGAAGAAACAGGTACGGAACTAAGCGCAGAAGTTGAATTAGATACAGACGGTTTAATATCTTTAGGCGAGGATTTAGATTTAGAAGGTTGGGTATTAGTAGATGAAAGAGATGTTGACTACGATTTAGAGGATGAATTAGACGAACAACTTAAAAACTACAAGCCTAAACAAAACTTATTCCAAAAGTTAGCGAGTGCGGTTAAAGCTATCCCTAATGCAAGGAGTAGTCAAGACAAAGTAGTAAAAGATATTCAATGGAAAGTTAGATACCAATACGCAGGAAATCCTAATCCAGAGAGAGCATTTTGTAAAACAATGATGAATGCTAAAAAGATTTATCGTAAAGAGGATTTAGAAAATGTAAATAGTAATTCAGTAAACGCAGGTTTTGGGCATAATAACGAACCTTACAACGTGTTCCTATTCAAAGGAGGTGCAAGATGTAAGCATTCTTTTAAACGTCTTACATTCGCAAGTATTGAGGGTGCAGGAATTGACGTAACTAATCCAAACGCACGAAAGATAGGCACAGATATAGCAAGCAAACGAGGATTTAAAGTAACTAACCCTTACCAAGTTAGCATACAACCTAACAACTTACCAAACAAAGGATTTCATCCTGCTAATAAAAACTTACCACAAGACGCAAGATAATGGCAGAAGCACTATTAATTACAAGAACAGATTTAGTAAAATATACTGCTGCTAATGGCAATATAGATACAGATAAATTTGTGCAATTCATTAAGATAGCACAAGACATACATATACAGAATTATTTAGGTACTAAACTTTTAGACAGGTTAAAATCTAACATTGTTTCAAATACTTTAAGTGGCAATTATTTAAGCCTATTAGAAACGTATGTTAAGCCTATGCTTATTCATTGGGCTATGGTTGAGTACTTACCTTTTGCAGCTTACACAATAGCCAACAAAGGAGTGTATAAACACGGTAGCGAAAACAGCGAAAGTGTAGATAAAAACGAAGTTGATTTTTTAGTGCAAAAAGAACGCAGTATAGCGGAGCATTACACAGAAAGATTTAACGCATACATAAGAAATTACAATAGCTTGTTTCCAGAGTATAACCAAAACTCAAACGGAGATATGCCACACGATTCAGATAGTATATTTATAGGTTGGTATATATGAAAAATTATAAGATAAAAGAGGACAACATCAAGAAGTTGAAGTTATATTTAAAAAAGATAGGAAATGTCAGCAGCGCAAGTATCATTAAGAAATAATCAAGATTTAGTAAGCGAATCGAATCCGCTACCAGTTACAATGGCAGGTGGTGGTGCTTCAGGTGCTGCTACTTCAGATAATCAAGTAACTATTATAGCGCAGTTAGATGACGTTTTAACTGCTTTAAATTCTGATACGGAAGATAAACGTTTAACCGTGCGTTTAGATGAGGTTTCTGATACTTTATTTTACGTAGGTAAGGCTTTAATCGGTAAAGTAAATTCAGATGCTAACTGGTTAATTATACGATACACTACGGTAGGTAATGTATTAATGAGCGAATACGCAAACGGAAGCGAGGCATTTAACCAAGTGTGGAACAATAGAGCATCTTTAACATACGTATAATTATGAGAAATTTTGGTTACGGTGGCTGGATTAAAAAAACATTATTAAGCGCAGTTGCGTTTATTTTATCAATAATTAAAAGAGATTAAGAAATGGCATGGAGTTTTGATGTAACAAGTAACATACCTCGATTATCACAATCAGGAACAGATACAGGATTGTCAGGTATTGCAACAGCTATTACAGCAGTAGCTACCGTTGCAAGAAGTACAGCTTATACAACAGCAATGTTAAGAAAGCCACCAACTCCAACAGGTTTTTGGTATAGATGTTCAACTGCCGGAACTTCATCATCAACAGCACCTACTTATGGAACTACTGATGGTGGAACTACAACAGATGGAACTTCTGTTTGGACTGCTTTTAAAGCACCTGATGTGCAAACTTTAGGTACAACTAACCATTATTATATGCCTGCTATTAGAGTGGCTATTAATGGTACTTTAACAAATACAAACCCACAACAAGAAAATTTCACTTGCTTAGATTTAATTATTTTTGCAGGTAACTTTACGAGTGGTGCTTGGGCAAGTGATGGTGTAACTCCTCGATGGGATGGCTTGCATTTTTGTGCCATTAGAAGTTCTACAAGTGGTGCAGATGGTACTTCTATGAGTTTACAAAGTGGGGGTCAATTTACTTTTATTGGTGGTGAAGTGCAAACGGGTGGTGGTGTAACTTTTGAAAATAACACAACACCAAGAAGTTATTACACAAGATGGAGAAATACAAAAGAATATGGTGCTTCTTCAGCTCGTTTCCGTTCATCAACTGTAAATGCTATTTTTCAAAACGTAGAAACTTATGATTTTGCTTTTGACTTGTTCAAAATGCCTACAGTTGCACCAAGTATTAAAGCTCGTGGCTCTGAATACGTTTATCAATATGTTGGTTTACTTGCTGGAGGTGTTGATGCTAAGTTTGCAGCTTCAAACCTTGAAAACGTAGATGGAACGTATGACTTTGACAACTATGCTGGTGGATGGGTTGAGTTATACAACTGTGCCAAAGGTGCTGATTTAAATGTAGTTTCTCAATATCCAAACAGTACGATTTGGGTTAAACATTGTGTTCCTTTGTATCAAGATGTAACTATTACAGCAAAAGATACTACTGGTGCGGTAGTTCAAAACGTAAGATTTAATACAACCGAAATTCCAACTAATAGCCCAACGGTTACATTTACAACTGCAAGTGGTTTAAAAACTTGGGATTTCAGAAATGCTTTATCTTATGAAACTACTACTAATGCAAGTGGTATAGCTACAACAACACCCGTTCTTAACGTGTGGTATTGGCAGTCAAGTTTTAAAGAGAGTTTGCGCTTTCCGTCATCAACTGCTGTTTATCAAGGCCGTGCCTACAATTATAAAACATTAAATGTATCAGCTCTTTTAGGTTCAAGTTCAGCTGTTCAAGTTAGTGCAGGTATGATTGCTTTAGATACTGCAACAACGGTAAACGAAGCGACTGCAGGAGCAATTACAGGAATTACTTTAACTCCAAGTGGTGCAACAGGTGGAACAATTACAATTTCATCAAATAAAAGTTACCAAGATATTTGGAATTATTACAGATATTGGATTTCACAATTTGCAAACAAAACTTCAAATGATACTTGGACTTGCACAGGTGGAACTTTAAACACTCAAAATTGGAATATTGTAGTTAATACAGGTGTAACAATTACAAGCTCTGCAAACATTTCAACTTTAAAAACTTTAGGGACTGTTACTTTAAATGGAACTGCACAAATAACAGCAGTTTACCAAGATAGTGCTGGTACTTCAACAGTATTAGAATTAAACCCACCAAGCAACGGATATTCACTTTGTATATTCAAAGCAGATGGAACAACAAAATACTTTGCATCAAATGTAAACGCTGGTAGTTATTATGTTTACTTTACACCAGCAGAGGCAGGAACTTATTATTTAGGTGCTGAAAAATACGGACAAAAACGTACAGCCGATACTTTGGTATTGAGTGGTGGAAATGTTTGGTACAATATTACAGATCAGGAAGATGTAGGAATCACGGACACTAAGACAGTTGCAAATGCTTACACAACACTTTCGACTACTTCGCAACTTTACGATGCAACAGCTATTTTTAGACTTACTGAAACAGGAATTAAGTTAGGGCAATTAGTTGCAAGAGATGGTTTGTATTTAGACTTCGGAACAAACAACGTAAAAATAAAAGATGACGCAAGTGCTATTGTAGGCGTAGCGAGTGGTACGATTACTTACAAATCAATTGTAATTAATGGAACAAGCAAGTACAATGCTATGAAAGCTACGCCGCCAAAAACGATAACACCAACTGATACTGAAATTATAAACGTATTGATTGAAGATGCAAATGGGGATAGTCAGTTATCAATTTTAGGTGGAGATAATTTAGGTTACGAATTATGGAAAGTAACAACTGCAACGCTAACGGATAATTACGCAACAGGAACGCTATTGACTACATTAGCAACAAATGCTTTGCCTTATAGATTTATTGGAATTAGTGGTTTTGATATTGTGGGTAGAGATACAAGTTCTGGAGTTCGTAGAAGAAGCTCAATGCTTAAAGGAACGTACGAACAAGCGTTTTATGTTGGTAATCAAATCCAATTAGCAACGGATGCGCCACAATTACAAGAAAACAACGATAAGTTAGACGAGTTGATTCTTAAAATTGACACGCAAAAAGACCCGTTAACACTACCACAATTTATAGCATTAAAATGATAGAATTTATTAAGAAATATCTTTTCGGTAAAACACTTTCTCAATTGCAAGATTGGGAGAGTGTTCTCAATAATCGTGAATTAAGTTTAAACGATATTGAAAGCGAGTTAATCGAATTTAATAAAAATCTTGAATCTAAGGAACTTATTTTGCATAGTTCGATAGATAGTGTAGAAAATGAAAGAAAGCACGTAGAAACGATTAAAAACGATGTAGAAAAGCGTTTGCTTGAAGTATTAGCAGATAAAGAAAAATTAGCGCAAGAACAAAAAGGATTTAAAGATGAAATGAACTTTTTGATTGAAAAGAATAATTTAACTATTGACAAGTTAAAGTTTATGCGTTCTAAACTGCGTAATTTCGACAAAGAGTTAAAAGAAAAATCTAAGGAATTAGAAACTTTAGAAACTATTTTGAAGAATAAAATAGAACAAAAAGAAAATTTAGAGGTTAATAATATGAGTACGATAATTTCAAGAGGTAAAGAGATTATAATTGACAAGTACGGAAACTTTAAAGGATTTGCATAATGGGATGGGGTAGAGGTGTAATAAATAATGTTATCAATTGGGGTAGAGGTGCTTTTAACAATCTTATAAGTTGGGGTATTGTGCAAAAGACTTCACCTGCAGGAGATACAGAAATTTATGGGCTACGACAAGATACAGATGTAACAGCGTTTTTAAGTGTAACAGGTATTACTGATCCAACTATAAAAGACGCTATAAATGATTTAGTAGTTGGTTTAAAAGCAGATGGTATTTGGTCAAAGATGAAAGCTATTTACCCTTTTGTTGGCGGAACTGCTACAAGCCATTCTTATAATTTGAAAAATACTGCAGCACATCAAATCACTTGGTTTGGTGGATTAACGCACGATGCAAACGGAGTTACTCCAAATGGTACTAATGGTTACGGAAACTTAAACTTTAACCCACGAACACACATAGGGGTGCAATCTTCTTATGGTACATATTGTAGAGTAAATAATTTAACTAATAGTAAGTACGATTTTGGAAGTACTAATATCGATGGATTTGAGCACAATATGATATTGTATCAATTTGGTACTACTCAATATGTTCAATTTAAAGGAGCAGGTAATAACATAGGTATACCAAACACAACGACAAATGCTTTTTTTCATAGTGGATTAGATACAAGTAATAATTTATTTTTATACAAAAACAATACTTTATTACAAAGCAAAACACCAACTACAATAGGAACACCGCCTTTGGCAAATACAGTTTTATTTGCATTAAACGCAAACGGAGTAGTTCAACAATTTTCGCCAAGACCTACTTCATTTTTCTTTGCAGCTTCAGGAATAACACAAGCAGATAATGCAAGCATCTATTCAAGAATACAAGCCTTTCAAACAACTTTAAATAGACAAGTATGATAGTAGCAATTTTAACCATAGAGCAAAAAGACCAACTTGTAGGTGAGCAATACGCTGCTGATTCGTATTTTAATCCTATTTTAGATGCTAACGACAAATGGGTAATATCTGAAGAAGAAATTAACTTTTTAGCAAACCACGACTTTTTATGGCTTAATGATTTGCCATTGAGTACTTATAATCCGAAACCACAAACACAAATTATATGAAAAAATTAATCAAGTACCTACCTTTAGTTATTGCTGTTTGCGCTATTGCAGACACAAAATTTGAAATGCTGAAAGGTATAGGAATGAATGAAACGTTAATTAACTGGATTAAGTTATTAGGGCTTTTGCTAACAATCTTTTTACCAAGTATTAAAGAAATGTTTAACGATGGTTTATCGTTGCGAAATACTAATCCTACAAAACCTACAGCACCAAATAAAAAACCGCCACGTTGAATAAAGCGAATGGTATATTAATATTGTTACTTTACTTTGGTAACTATCAAATATGCGAATTGTTTTTTAAAAATGATTTGTATAAATGGTATCAATTAAACGCATCTATACTTTCGCTTATTGTTATTATATCTATCAAATACAAGTCTGAGAATAACTTTGTAGAAAAACTATTTAATTCAATGGTAGTAAATAATATTTACGTTTTACTATTTAGACAAGAAACCACTTACACGCTTAACGACCTTTGGTTTGTTACAATTTTTACAGTTGCGCAATACCTAAAAAAAGAAAAAAGTAATGATTAAGAATTTAATAAACCATTGGGAAGCAATGACTGGAGTAGTTGGTATTGTTGTCGCTTATTTTAGCGGTAAGAAAATGAAACGTATTGAAGAAAAAAAAGCAGGTTCAGACGCAGTATCTTCTATGCAAGTTGTTTATGATAATTTCGTTAAAGATATAGAGCAGCGTTACGTAGATATGAAACAGGAAATGCAATCTTTAAAAGATGAAGTTCAACAATTGCGTATTGAAAATGACAAACTACGAAAAGAATTGCGAACGTGGGAGAAAAAATATTATTCATTAAAAGACGAGTATGAAAATAGACTTTAGACAATTATTTTCGATGTTAATTTTATGGTTAATATCTATTTATTTAGTATTTTATTTTTCTTCGTGTTCCGCTAAATGGCATATTAACAGAGCATATAAAAAAGGTGCAAAGTTAGAACAAACAAGCGATACAATTCGCATCACTTCAATTGATTCATTTAAAGTGGTTTTAAAGGACACTTTTTACTTCGAGAAGTATTTTACCACGAAAGACACAATCATTCAGTACAAGTGTTTATACGTGCCTAAAACACGATTTGAAACACGAATAGAATATAAACTTAAACGAGATACATTAAGACTTGAAAAAGTTAAGATTCGCAAAGAATATCGTGTTAAAACAAAGCCATTTCCATACACGCTTTTATTAATTGTTATTGGATTAATTTGCATTACGATAATTTCGTTTATCTTTAAGCCAAAAATACTATGAAAACTTTAAGCAAACACGTTACAATGGAAGAATTTTGCTATTCTCCAACTGCAATTAAAAAAGGAATTAATAATTCAATGGGTTTAATAGCGATTGACAAAGCTATGCAACTATGCGAGAATGTTTTTGAGCCACTTAGAAAGCATTTAAACGCACCAATTAAAATAAGTAGTGGTTTTAGAAGCGACCAACTAAATAAATTAATAGGAGGTGCGTCTGGTAGTCAACACACAAAAGGCGAGGCATTCGATTTAGATTTAACAAACAGAAAATTATTCGACTGGATAATTAAAAATGTAGAATTTGATCAAGCTATCTACGAATTTGGAAATGATGAACACGCTAATTGGTTTCACATATCTTATCGTAAAGGTAACAACAGAAAACAAGCGTTAAGAGCAATTAAAATCGGTGGTAAAACACAATACATACCTTACAAGCCACTTTAATAGTGGTTTTTTTATTTACTTAAATTTTATTTATGAGAAAGAGATTGTTTTTTGACATCGAAACATCGTTTAATATTGGTATATTCTGGAGAAGTGGTTACAACTTAAACATTCAACCAGACGATATTATTAAAGAACGTGCTATAATTTGTGTAAGTTGGAAATGGGAAGGTAAAGACGAAGTACATAACTTAACGTGGGATGAAAACCAATGTGATAAAAAACTTTTAAAAGCGTTTATCAAAGAACTAAACAAAGCAGATGAAATTGTTGCTCACAATGGCGACAGATTTGATATTAAATGGTTGCGTACACGTTGCTTATTTCATCAATTAGATATGTTTCCACAATACCAAACTATTGACACGCTTAAACACGCTAAAAGCCAGTTTAATTTTAACTCGAATAAATTAGATTATATCGCTAAATTTCTTGGGGTAGGTGCAAAGTTAAAACACGAAGGGATGGATATGTGGAAAGCAATCATTTTTAACAAAGATGCTGAAGCACTTAAACGAATGGTTGAGTACTGCGATATGGATGTCGTTGTCTTGGAGAAAGTTTACGAAAGATTAGCACCTTATACAAAACATAAAGTTAATTACGCAGTTTTAAGAGGTGGCGAAAAGTTCGAATGCCCGAATTGTGGCAAGTTACCACACTATAAAAGTATGTACACAACACCAGCTGGAACTATAACTCATAGAATGCAATGTTCAGACAGACAAGTTTGCAATAAAAAGTTCACTATAAACAACAAAACTTATATGGATTTTATTCAATTTAAGATGCGTAACAATTTAAAATAGTTATATTTGCAACGATTCGCTTATTCTGTTTAGTGAATTTTCATAGTTTTTTAGTTTAATTGTTAGAAGTGGGGAGAAATCTCCACTTTTTTTATGCTCTGAAAGTATTGTAAACATTGAGAAACTAAAAATAATTTAAAAATAATTGTTAAAAAGTATTGCAATTATAAACATTATGTATATATTTGCTGAAACATTTAAACTTTATAATATGAAAACATTACACAACACATTTAATCCTAACTATGTACCAACTACAATTGAGAATGAGTACATACCAAAAGTTAACCACATTAACGATGTAATTAGAAAGCAATTTTTTACAACGTTTGATGAGCAACGATTAAACAGAATACGCCAAATTAAGTTAAACAATTTAAACGAGAAACGATGAACTATAAACTACACGAAAAAGCAAATGATGTATTTGAATTACATCAAGCTATGAAAGCAAGAATTGACTATCTTAAAAGTAATACGGAATATTACACACAATTCCCAAATATAATTGAAAAGCATTTAAACAGAATAGACACTTGCAAACGTGGACTTGAAAGAATTGAACAAGCGTATATTAAAGTATTAACACAAATATTAGCAGTATGATAGAAGTAGAATGTAAACAATGCGAAGGCAAAGGTAGAATCGAAGTATCTACTGATTGCGACCAGCCAGCTTGGAATTGTTGCGGTGGATGTACAGAAGTGATTGAGTGTCCAGAATGCGAAGGAAACGGAGAAGTTGAAATAGAAGAAGAATGGGATGAAGATGAAATTTAAAAGAAAATACAATTTACATAAACACACTAAATTGTAAAATATATTTAAAGTTATGGAAATAGATAGAATAGTATTAAACGTAATTAAGAAGTTTGAGCAAAGAGCAGACGATGGTTTAAAGAAGTACGGAGTAACACTCGAAAGAACCGATTTAACCACGCTTGATTGGATTGAACACGCACAAGACGAGTTAATGGATGGAATACTTTATTTAGAACGATTAAAACAAGATTTAAAATGAACGAAAAAAGAAAAATATTAATGCAAGAATACGAAAGAGCAATTGCTTTTTTAAATACAATGGAAGTTATTTACAAAGAATTTACTCCACAAATAAATCTTTTAAAAGTAGTATTTAGCGATGGTGTTATAATATTAGAGAAACCATTTAACCAATTAAAACAAGAACAATGAAACAAACAGCGGTAGAATGGTTAATATCTGAATGGTTAAAATTAGATTCAGATTACTATATAGGAAATATCGGGAGATTTGAATATCGAGAAAAAAGAAATCAAAAACATAATGAAGCCAAAGAAATGGAAAAGCAACAGAAAATAGCTTATAAAATTTCAACTCCATTAGGACACGTTGCACATTGTATTGAAAAATATGGAATTAAAGATGCAATTGAAGAATACAGATGTAAATCAGTAAACAATAAAGAATCTAAATTCTGGAATGATTGCTTAAGAATAGCAAAGTTTTATAAAACAATTTAAACAACAATAAAATGACTGCATTTGAAAACTTCTTAATAGAAAAAGGATATATTAGATTTGCATTTGATGCTGCAAAAGGTAAATATTACCAACCAAAATTATATGTAATTTCTACTATGAGCAATTTAGGACATTTGTATATTCACAAATCAGATGTAAATTTATTATCTAAAATTAAAGAAGATAAATCTATAACACCTGAAGATAGAAAAAATGAAATTATATTTGGTTTGCACGAAAAAGATAGACCACCAACATTAATCTATCCAAGACCAAGAATTAAAGTAACAAGAACAAAAGAAGATAATATAATAATTGAAGATGAACAATATGATGATTCAATGAATATTGTTTTACAAAAAGAAAATTTTAACCAAATATTAAAAGCTATGTATGATAAAAGTATATGCTTTAAATATGATTTAACTAAATAAAATGAAAATAGAAAACGTAAATGAGGTAATTGAAAGATACCAATTAGCAACACCAAACAGAGCAAGAGTATTAGTTTACATCCGTTCAATTATGTACACGCAACTTCGTAATGACAAATGGACTTTGGCACAAATAGGTAAACTATTTAACAAGAATCACGCAACGATATTGCACGGATTGAGATGTTACACTACAAATATAAAGTATCAAGATTTTCAAGAACTAAACACACGAATTGAGCAAGAGTTAAATTTAGCCATTTGTGATATTGAGCCAGAATCAAAATTGCAGTTAACAGAAATTGAATTGGATATATTAGATGCAAATAATATCCACCAGTTTTGGGAGGTAAAAAATAAATTGATTAAAAAGTTATCAATTAAAGAATAATGTTTATATTTACAGAAATTATTAACAATTAAAAACTAAGAAAATGAAAAATTTAATTAACATTCAAGCAGAATTAAAATGCCCAAAAGGTTCTTTCAACGCATTTGGAAAGTACAAGTATAGAAGTGCAGAACAAATACTCGAATCTTTAAAACCAGTATTATTGAAGCATAATTCAGTATTAACAATTTCAGATGATATTGTAGAGATTGGTAGTAAACTATTTTTAAAAGCAAGTGCTGAACTTTTATCTTACAATGAAGATGGAAAAGTAGATAGAATCACTATCAATGGATTTGCAGAAATGGGAGACCATAAAGGTATGTCGTCAGAACAATGTACTGGTACTGCATCAAGTTACGCACGTAAATACGCTTTAAATGGTTTATTCTTAATTGACGAAACAGAAAGCGACCCAGACTCAAAAGATAATAGTCAACAAGTAAAGAAAGTTAAAACAATCACAGATGAGCGTTTTAACAAAGCAATTGAAGCAATAGGAAAAGGACTTGCTAAAAAAGAAGATTTATTGCAGTTTGAATTAACTGAATCACAAAAAGTAACATTTGCAACGCTATGAGTTTATTATTTAGATGTTCGCAGTTAGGCAATTTAATGACAGAATCTCGTACAAAAAGCGAGGTTTTGTCTGCTACTGCAAAGACGCTTGTCGAAGATATGTTTAGAGAGAAAGAATTAGGTATCTACAAAGAATTTAGTTCACGCTATACAGACAAAGGAAACCAAAACGAAGACTTAGCTATTGAGTTAGCATCTGAAGTATTGGATTGGAATTGGATTTTAAAGAACGAAGATAAGTTTAAAAATGATTATGTTGTAGGCACACCAGACTTAGTAAATGACACTTTACTTGCTGATATAAAATGCAGTTGGTCTGCAAGTACTTTTCCGATGTTTGACGATGTGCTTAAAAATAAAAATTACTACTGGCAACTTATCGGATATATGTGGCTTACAGGACACAAACAAGCGGAGTTAGTATATTGTTTAA